GGGGACGTAACGGTATCGATTGGATATGGAGAATTATATTAGCAAGTAGTGGTTGATCGACCGGCCACTCTAAAAGTCGATTAAATGCTTTAACTGGCACAACTCAGTTAGCCCTTGCTGCTTAATTAAATAACAGCAACAATCTTAGAAAGCGATGAAGGTAGCGTTCAAAAGATTGTCGTAAAATCCTTCGGCTGCTAGAATAGCCAACGGGTTCTAGCCTGAGATTAGTTGGTACGGAAAGATGAATGTTGTTTGTACTTTAATCTTTCTTAAAACTTATGAACAAAATAAACTTGTAGAAGATGTAATTAGAAATATCTCAAGACAGGGGTTCGACTCCCCTCGTCTCCACTTTAAAGTCATCATTAATATTAAGGAAAATGAATGAGTTTCTGGAAAAAAGCACTCAAAAAATTTAAAAAACACAAAGACAAAGACATTGAAAATCTGATAGAAGATAAGTATTTTAATAAACTAACAAAAAAACTTAGCAAGTTCACAGATATACCTTTATCTGATAAAAAAAATACAAAAAAATAATCTAATGCTTACAGACAAAGATGTGATTACTCACACAGTCGATATAAAGTATACCGATTTAATTATTAGCAATGCTAAACTAGCAGAGATTGGTGGCAAATCTCAATTTAGATCATCTAAACAAAGACATAATAATTTGTCAGAGGATCAACTCGTTGGTCAAATTTCTACATTTTGTGGATCTATAATTCTGACCGGATCTTCAGAGGGTTATATTAAAGCCAGGGAAAAGGCTAATAAAAATCCCAAACAAGGAGATGGTGGGGTAGATATAATAGGATTATCTAATGTCGATATTAAAGGTAGTTTGATGAGATATTCTAGCAATCCACTAAACTATAGACTATTAGTTAGGCCAAAAGAAAGACATGATGATTGGATATATGTTTTAGGATTGGTTCCTAAAGAGCGTCCCTATAAATGTCATTTGGTAGGATGGGCCAAAGATTCAGATTTGCCTAAATCTACATATAATGGACCAATTCAGTCTTTACATGGTGCTTATGTTATAGAGGCTATTAATCTTAGAAATATGAATGACTTAATTAAAGATATAAAAAATGTCTAGAAAAATTTGTGCATATTGTGGCGAACGTAAAAACAGAAAAAGTTTTTCTAAGCATACTATGTACAAAGATAATCTTGATACAAGATGCAAAAAATGCGTAAAGAAACATTCTAAGATAAGAAATCAATTACATAAGAAAGCACCAGAAAAACCAGAGGTATGCGAGTGCTGCAAAAAAGTCCCGATGAAATGGTGTTTGGATCATGACCACAAGAATGATTCTTTTAGAGGATGGCTATGTGATAAGTGTAATACTGGTATAGGTAAATTAGGTGATGATTTAAGCGGCATTGTTAATGCTATGAACTATTTCTTGTCGAGGCGACAACATGAACAAGATTAAAGAACACCTTACAGAAAACAACATGACTTATTTACAGCATTTTCATTTTGCTTGGATGCATGGTGTGGTGTGTTTAGTGGCTGGACTATGTTTAATGATTCATGCTATATTTCCTTGTTGGTTTCAAACCACTGGAAGCGATTTAGTGGGTCTGTTAGCAAATGTATTCAAGAAACGGAAGAAAACAGTCGATACTTGACAATAGGATTGGCGTATGATACAATACGCTGAACACACAGGAGACTTTTTGGATGACTCACGATTTTGATTATGTTTGGGGTATGGTTCGTGATCTTAGGGCGACTAGCAGCACCATAGACAAGCAAGGAATTATTGAAGATTATTGCGGAGACAATACCAAAAACGCAATTTTTACGAAGAAAATTCTGCTCTATACCTATCATCCTTTGTGGCAGTATAATGTCACCAGTGATAATCTCAAGAAAAAGAATTCTTTGAGAGGTAAGCATTATAAAAATCTGTTTGATCTTTTGGATGATCTAAAGAGTCGTAATATTACTGGTCACGATGCTATCGGGGCTGTCAATACATTTATAGATGATTATTCGGAATATGAGGAACTGGTTCATTGTATTATTGACAAGGATTTGAAAACCCGTGCCGGTGATAAAATTATCAACAAAGCAATTCCTGACCATATTCCAGAGTTTAGTGTTGCTCTTGCAGATAAATACGAGCCTAAACTTGTAAACTGGAAGGACGGTTGGTATGTTAGCCGAAAAATTGACGGTGCTAGATGTGTCGCTATTGTTGATTCTAATGGCAACACTACCTTTTATTCCCGTACGGGAAAAGAGTTTGATACTCTTGGTATTGTTAGTGGTGGCATTAAGGCTTTGGGGATTACTGATGTAGTATTTGACGGCGAACTTTGTCTTGTAGATGAAGATGGCAATGAAGATTTTCAAGGAGTGATGAAGCAACTGAAAAAGAAGGATCATACGATCCCTAATCCGTCTTTTAAGATTTTTGATATGATTACTCACGATGAATTTTATAGCAAGAAAGGCGAGAAGAATCGTCCATATTCTGTTCGCTATAATAATCTGAGAGAAGTTATGCGAAATAATACCTGTGCTTGTCTTAGTGTGCTTGGTCAAGAACTTATTAAAGACGATGACCATTTTGCTGAATGGACAGGAAAAGCCAAGGAATATGGTTGGGAGGGTCTAATGCTTCGTGCTGATGAGGCATATAAAGGTAAGCGATCCAAAGACCTTCTTAAGTTTAAAAGTTTCTTTGATGACGAATATGAAGTTATAGACGTTGAAATGGGGCCATTTCGCTATGTTAAAGATGGTGCGGAATGTGAGGAAACGATGCTTTCTTGCGTTATGATTAGTCATAAGGGATATACGGTTAGGGTTGGTAGTGGTTTCGCTATTGACCAAAGACAAGAATTCTATCAAAATCCTAAGCAAATTCTTGGTAAAATTATCACAGTCCAATATTTTGAAGAGACTAAAAACCAAGAGGGTGGGATCAGTTTAAGATTCCCAACTTTTAAGATTTTGCATGGGTCTGAGAGAACCGTTTAAAGAAACGGGTCTTGACAAGACGATACCATTAGCGTACAATCGCAGTATACCACTTGGAGACTATACATGATTATTGAGAATACGGTTAGCAGCAATCCTGTTGTAGAAATTAATACATCTAAGGCAGACGAATTTTTTAAGAACTTTCCTAAAGATAAGATAGTCGCATATAAAGACTATTGGGAGAGTGTTCGCCCCAAGAACAACGACGATATTTTTCGACGCTATTTGTTTGCCTATTGCAGCGTACACACCACTTGGCAAGGAAATGTCAAGGGATATAATGCTATCAAGAATTTCCATGAATGGGTAGACAGTAAAGATATGTTGTTGGAAAAACTCCATAAGAGCGGTGTTGGACTCCACAATAATCGTACCAATTATATTTGGGATTTTAGCACCAAGTTTTGGGCAAGTCCGAAAGACTTTTATTTTACTACCAAAAAGTATCATGTTAAGAAGCGTGATAGCATACTTAATAAGATTAGTGGTATTGGTCTAGCCAAAATTAGTTTTGCCTTAGAAATGATTCATCCTAATGAGGCAAGGGTACTCTGTGGTGACGTACATCAACTTAGACTTTACGATATTGAGTCTCTCAAGTATAATAAAAGTAAGGTTGGATCAGGCTTGTATAAGAAAATGGAGCGACACTGGATGGTGAATTGTGGTAAGCATAAAATTCCATCCTATATCGCCAGATCTATTTACTGGGATGATCTGCAAAAGAAAGAAGATAGTAGATACTGGAGTTTTGTGCTGGAGGATCAAGCATGAGCCAGAATGGCAAAGGATCAAAACCTAGACCAAAAAGTGTAGATCAAAAAACCTGGGAAAAAAATTACGATAGGATTTTTAAACATGGGCAGCGTGACAAAACTAAAGGAAAATAAGACCCTATTCATTCCATGCGATTGTAGAAGTGAAATACTTCTTATAGAGTATGACCATGAAATTAAAATGGCTGACTTTGCTATCTATGAAACCAATGTCGCAATTAGAGATAAGATGTCAATATGGCAGAGACTTAGATACTGTTGGCAGGTTTTAGTTAAGAAGAAACCGTATGCAGATGCCATAATGTTAAATAATAAGCAGTTAATCGACTTAAAAAATTTTTTGGATGGTTTAGATCTAAAGTAAACAAGGTGTATAAATATATTAGCACAATAATTTCTCTCTCTTATTAGGAGATATTGCTATGGTTGTTAAGTCATTAAATAGTTATGTTGCAGATGAGTTGGCTAATAAAGTTAAGCATCTTCATAGAGCCCTAGCAGAAGCCGAGAATATTATTTCCGCACTAGAAATAGAGAATCAAAGATTACAAGACGTTCTTATAGGTCTAGCGTCAGAAAATAACAAAGACTTAGTACTCGACAGTGAGGCTGTGTGTGTCTAGTATAACTAGATCTTCTAAAAGTAAATTTATAATCACCCAAATAAATGAAAATCAATTTTTAGTAGAAGGAATTGCAAATCATACAAGACTAGGCGGAGAAAACGAACACGCTATTTCTTATGTTGATTTTGATGGTGGGCCTATGGTACATATAGGTCGAGATTTTTTAGGTAGAGGAAGGGTAGTTGGTATAGAGATTATAGATACAGATAATCCCGACTATCTCATTACTAAAATTACATTAAATGCGGAGACAAAATAAATGTCAGATTTGATGCTTATTTCTAATTATCATAACATGATGTTAGTTTGTGGATATTCTAACTATCAAATAGAACAAATTATTAATACAACTACTATAAAGGCTTCATAATATGAGTAACCTACATAAATCCAATAATAAAAGAGTCTTGTTTGGTGTTTGTGGTGGACTGTCAGATAGTCTAGGGGTAGATGCGGCCCTTATCAGAATCGCTTTCGTATTAGGTGCAATATTTACAGGTAGTATTTTGCTTTGGGTTTACCTACTACTTGCTCTTGTATTGCCTACCCAAGATTAATTCTTATCTATTTGCAGAATAATTTCTGTTGCTAATTTAGCAATATTCTTAATGCCAGTATAATTAAGTTTGTCTGGAGTATCTGTTGTTTTATGATAATACGGATGTAATCCTGTGTGTAAAAAAATGACAGGAATACCTTGATTATAGAATGGGGCATGGTCACTTCCTCCCGGTCTATATCCACTAATATTATTTGCAAACGGATACTTCTTAGATAGATCTTTGACTGTCTCTTTGAGGTCTAGAGTCAGCCTATAATTATTAAAGGTTCTGTACTCTTTATCTAATTTCCATGTTGTGCAGTTGTCATGGATACCATATTTGGTTTTTAAATATCCTATCATATCTAGATTAATCATTGCGATATGTTTGTTAATATCTGGTTCATTTAGTGGAAGTATAGGATTTTTACAATAGAAAGAACTACCTATCAAACCCATCTCTTCTGCTGAATAAAATTGTATAGATATAGTCTTATTTAGCTTATCTTTATATGCTGATAGTGCTTTGGCTATTTCTAGCACACCAGCAACACCACTAGCATTATCATCAGCACCGGGAAAAAATCGCTCATTATTACCACCAAGATGATCGTAGTGGGCGCCTATCACTATAATATCATTTTTATTTTTTGTGGACTCAATATATCCTATTACATTATGAGCATCAAGACCTCTAGCCTTAAAGTTCTGTATCGAATATGGAATTTTTAACTTAGTTAATTGCTCTTGTATTAATTTACTAGCCAAAACAGCCCCATTAGTTCCAGTACCTCTTCCGCACAACTCCTTACTACTTAATATTGCTATATTTTGTTTGATGCTGTTTTCGTCAATAGTATTTAGTACTTCTTCTAAAGACAATTCTACTTTAGGCTCAACTATAACAGGCCTATTAATGGGTTGGGGGATATGGTCTATATTTGGTGTATTTTTACTATGGTGAAATAGTAGTAATAAACAAATCAATACAAGTCCTAATTTTTGATATATGGTCATAGTAATTTCTCCGGTTAATATAAGTATATACACATTACAACCACTAAAAAATTCTCATGAACACGCAAATCAAACTACTCATTGTTGTATTGGTACTTTCTCTCGTAGTATATAAGCAATCTAATATATCTATTCCTCTTCCTGTTCCTAGTGTAGTTCCAGTAGTTAAGCCAGAACCTAGGCCAGAACTTGAAACTAATATAGTATATGATGATTTGAATAAGGCGGTGGATTTGGCAAAAGAATATCAGAGAAAAGTGCTAGTTATTTTTGGTGCTGATTGGTGTCCTTATTGTAAGGTTCTGAAAAAAGACATAGTTAGTATAGATACCAAACAATATATCGTATGTATAGTAGATACTGACAAGAATACTGATTTGGTTAATGAATATAAAATCAAAGGATTGCCAACATCTATTATCTTGAATACTACCAAACAAGAACTTACCAGAAAAACAGGATATAAAGCTAATGATTATAATAGTTGGCTAAAAACTAATACCACGGATGTACAAGCATCATGGATAAAAGACTGATCGCTTTGTTTGTGTTTGTATTCTGTTTCTTTTTTAATGTTGCACTTGCGGACGATTATCATATGACTTTTCATAGACAATATTATGTGACTTATTCCTATGCAACGAAGCCCAGAGTTATCTCTGTAGGATTAAAATTATTTGATCTTCAGAAGCACAGACATTTATCTCCTATAGATATTGTTTATAACGAAGTATTGTCATATTCTGAAGAGGTTCCTTTTGGTGACGAACATGGTAGAAGCACCAATGTACATGAAACAGTACATGGTATTAATTCAAAAATTAGAAACTTCTTTAAGATTAAATACAAAAAAAACCTAAATGGATTTTATGCTGGTGCTGGTAAAGGATTACTTGTAGAAAATCCTCCTATAAAAATGAGAGATATAGTACCTTTTATTCCAGATGTTGTAAGAGGCTATCGATACAATTTATATTTTGTCAAACAGTTAGGAGATTGGGATGATACTCCAACCTATCCTATGGATGAATGGTCTGCATATATTGCTGGAGCAGAGTGTGCTGTTGATGATGCCACAAGAGATATTAAGTTAAAAGAAAAAAGTGATAGCGTATCTGGAGCGTTAGAATTTAGTATCTACTGTGCTGCCTTAGCATTAACCGTTAAAAATAAATGTCCAGATTATTGGTCAGAAAACGAACAGTTTAAAAATATTATTAAATACTATCTCATTAAATCTGAGAAAGTTTTCTTTGAAGGAAAAGGATTCTTCCCTTCTGACAAACAAGAATCTTTGCTCATCAATCTCAGAGAACACAAGGATACCTTAGAATTAAGAGAATTTTTATTAGAAGAATTTGATGGCATTTTTGTGGACTAAACCATGAAAAATTTATATTTACCAAATATGAAGATCTTGGTAGATTTGCATAATGATGCTAGAAAAAGTGGATCTTGGCTCTGGAAAATTGATCCGTTAATAATGGATGAAAAATTAATGTTTTACGCATATGATTGGGTAGAAACCATGTCGGCTAATGGTGCTATGGTACATAGTAAGATGCGTAATATTTTAAACCTAGGATTTAAAGCTGCTGCGGAAAATATAGCCTGGGGACAACCCACAGAAAAAGCAGTGATGAAAAGTTGGCTTTTGAGTCCCGGTCATAGAACTAATATTATGAGTGCTTCTTACAACAGGATAGGTTGTGCTGCGTCCTATGATAGACACAATCGACTGTATTGGTGCGTATGCTTCGCTAGGGATTGATTTTTAAATAATGAGGATGCCACTCACTCTTCTTTAAAAAAGGCCCAACGCTCGTTTGCGTGAAGATATTTTTTTTCAAGACTGCCTATTGACAACGCCGATACACTGTATTAGAATGATGGTGTTGATCGGATGTAATCGGTCGTGCGACTGATGCTGAACAACATAAGCGAAGATTAGTTTTTTGGAGGTGATATTATGGCAGACGTTATTTCTACAGAGAAGCAGAAGCGTATCCGTTGTTCTGATGAGCAGTTCCTTGAGGCTGTGTTTTCTAGCAAGACTTATGCTGAGATTGCTAGTAAGACGGGTCAGAAGGTTGCTAGTACAATGGCTCGTTATGCTCGTACTAAGGAAGCCCTTAAGGCTAAGGGTGTTGAACTTCCTGCGATGGAACGTGCAAAGCCAACCAAGACGGTTGACAGTGTTGAGGCTATGGCCGACATTGTGCGTCGAATCAAGGCTCACACTAACGGCTGATTAAATTCCATAATACACTGACTACAACGATCTGAACAGAGGCACACAACAGAGTAACCTCTTACTATGATCTTGTGGTCGGTGTTATTTGGGAGCGTAGTCCAAAGGCAGAGACAAAGGACTTATACAATTTGAGTGCTTAAAGAGAAATCTTTAAAGTAGAACCTGTCAAATTCGGTGGAGGCTTAACTGCTAATACCGAGCCAAGCATAGAAATATGAAGGTGTAGAGACTTGACGGCAGGAACCTAAGACGAAAGTTATGGTTAAGATAAAGTCCAGACTACAAACCGAAAGGGTAGTGAAAACTATAGTAGTAAGAAAATCCTTCAAGTGTGGGTTCGACTCCCACCGCTCCTATTTATTTTTTCCGCGATAATTATCAGTCAGGGCATGACAATTTGGGCAAAGTATAGTTAGATTTGACAAGTTATTATTAGTATTATCTCCATCTATATGATGCAACTCTAGTGGTATTGGTTGATCTAACCAAAATTCATTATCGCACTCATAACATTTGGGTTCAAACAATTTATCTTGTAATAATCTTCTTTTTAATTTCCAACTTTGTATAGGTTTCTTATTAGAAAGATAATCTTCTATAGATCTTTTTGGGCCTAGTTTTTTACCTTTATTCCATGCTTGACCAGAAAAATGAGAAGTGTCAATATTGTATTCAGCAATTTTCTTTTTAATAGTTTGGTAATTGCCTCCAGCAGTAGCCATATTGAGATTAAATAATACTTCTCTGATCGACTTAGATTTTTTTACTATGACTTTTAAGTAAGGAATTGTATAGTTTTTTGTCATGTTCTTGACTCCTAGAGGGGTAAACGGTATAATACCTATACACCAAAGCGTTTGAAGGATATAAATTATGACATTTGATGAATGGCTAAATCAAGATGAGGGTTTCGGCCCTAGAATAGACCGAATGTTGGATGATATAAAGGTTGCTGTCGAACAAGAAAAAACCGATAATATAATTGAATGGTTGACCGCAGCATATGCTATGGGCCATGAACAGGGATATGATACTGGATGTTATGATTGTTCAGATGAAAACGATCTATAGATAAAGGAAAAATAATGAGCAAAAATTCGCTAGAACTTTATAGGGTTGGAAGCAAAGTTAAGTTGGCAGATGATGTGTATGGTACTATAGCGAGTATTAATATTCGTGGTAGTAATAACGTAACCTATGAGTGTGGTTGGTGGAACGGTCGTTCATATGCCACACAGAATTTTACGGCAGATGAAATTGAGGTTACTGTTGCTGAAAAGATAAAGATAGGCTTTTCGTCATGACGGAAAATGCTGCACCATTAGATCACTTGATAGAGTCTTGTAACAAAGCCGTTGCTACTGGCTATTGGACTTTAACTAAATTTACTATACTAAATGCAG